CTGATGCTCGCGGTGTTCGTAGATCGTTGCAAAGGTTGCAGGTTTTGGGTGAGCTTGTTTGGATTCGGGGAAGTAATAGGTCAGGTAAAAGTAATGTTTATTTCATTCCTTTTCTTGAGTCTAAACAGGCTGATTTGACCGCTTTGTTAGATACCAAAATGACCGCTGTAAATGACCAAAATGACCTGTCAACTAGTGACCAAATTGACCCCCTATTAAATAAAGGATTAAATAAATTAGATAAGAAGCAAAAGTTGGTTTTTAGTTCTGTTCCAGGTAGTGAGTTTTGGGATGTTATTGCTGAGCGTAGACCTGATTTGAGTTTTGTTGAGCGTAAAGAGTTTCTTGAGTTTTTTGAGAACTCTAGGGATGGCAAGTGGTGGATTGATAATGCTCATACCGATAGCAGGCTTGTTGATGCTTGTTTGGCATGCTTTCCGAGCGCTAAGGGAGAAATAAGTGAACATTGATTTTGAAGAGCTTGTTATAGGCACTATTTTGAACAGTCATGGGGCTGTTTTAGATCATGTGAATCTTGATGCTGCTGATTTTGATGCTCCTTGGTTTGCTGAAGCGTATTCGGTGATTAGAGATTTGGAAGCATCGGGCAAGGTTATTGATGTTTTCTCTGTCTGCGCGAAACTGAATCCTGAAGCTCGTAGAAGGGTTGCGACTAGCCTTGATTTTGGTGTTGCTCCTTCGCATGTTTCTTATTATGTTTCTCGTGTTGTTGAAGAGAGTGTTGACCGCCAGCTGAGACTTTTGGCTTTGGAGATGCAGGCTGATGGGGATGTTTCGGCTCGTATCGAGCAGGTGAAGTCAAGGCTTGACAAGCTGAAGTTTGTTGAAGCGTTTGAGTTGCCTGATTTGCGCTTTGATTTGCAGATGATGCTCAGGGATATTAGGAATCCTAAGAAAACTTTGCCAACTTGTTTCCCTAGATTGAATGACCTGATTGTAGGACTTAAGCAGCAGGGACTTTATGTGTTTGGTGCGCGCCCTGGTGTTGGTAAAACTGTTGTAGGCCTTCAACTTGCCTGGGAGTTGGCTAGGACTCATGAAGTGCTGTTCTTTAGCCTTGAGATGGATAAGTCGAGCCTTTTGAATCGTGCTGTCGCAGGTGAACTTGATATTCCTTTGAACCACATTGAGCGCAATAGTCTCTCTAATGCTCAGTTGTTGAAGATTGATGCTTTGATTTCTTCTGCTAGAAATAAGTTGATTATTAGTGATCGTGGCGGGCAGACTGTTGCTCAGTTGCGGGCTTATGCTTTAGCAGTTATGCAGAAGCAACCGGTGAAGGTTATCGTGGTTGATTATCTTCAGCTTGTTACTGCTGCTAACCCGCGTGCGCCTAAGTATGAGCAGATTTCGCAGATTTCCATTGACCTGAAGAACTTAGCCAAGGAATTGGGTGTTCCTATTGTTGCGCTTGCTCAGCTCAACAGAAGAGTTGATAATAAGCCTGATGATAAACCTAACGCTAGTGATCTAAGGGATTCTGGCCAGATTGAGCAGGATGCTGATGTGATTGTTATGTTGTCGCGTAAGCAGTCTGATGTTGATAAGGGCAGAGATGCTGATTTAGAGAAGAATCAGAAGTGGAATAGCGCTTTGATGGGTATGAAGAGCCTGATAACTTTCGATGTTGTCAAGAATAGGCATGGGGCAACCGGTGCTTTTGACCAGGTGTTTGATGGGGCTTATTCGAGAGTCAAGGAATTACACTAGGAAGCGTGGAAGAGAATCAGGTTGCTTGTCGTAGGTGTGGTTTTGTTTGGGCTGTTGCAGCCGATAAACGCGGGAGAAAGGATCTCCTTTGCATTAGCTGTCGCGCTAAACCGCAGAAAACTATTCAATACGGCAATTTGCGCTGTACTCCACACTTAGGGGATTTGGATGCGAAACTTCGGCCTATTGATGAGAACGGCAAACTGTATCTGCCTGGGGAAAGAAGTTGCAAGCATACAGATTGCGTGAACCCTAAGCATGTCGTACCTAACAACTAAACTTCTAAAAGCAACAAATAAACATTCATAGAAAAGGAAACTTATGGCTCAGGTCAAGGTAACAGGAAAAGTAAATAAAGTATTCGGTGCAAGCAATCAGGGCTTATCTTTGGTTGAAAGCTACAAGAGCGCAACAGGTGAAGATTACACCCGCACCTATACAGTCTGGTATGCGGTAGCTCACAACATTGAGTTGGAAGCGGAGATCACTGTTGTTGGTCAGTTGAGTGCAAAGATTGAAGACTTTGAAGACAAAACAGGTAAACCAGGTCGCAAGGTGAAGCTTGATGTGAACAACGCTGTTGTTGCTGAAACTAAGCCTGCTGTTCCTGCTGATCTACCCTTCTAAATGCAACCTTGGGTTATAGGTTTTTTCTTGGGTAGCCTATTACTCACAAACTCTTTGTTTACAGTTCAACCCTTATCAGCGTTAAATGCGTTGATAGGGGTTTTTCTGTATCTAGTAATCTTGATTAACTACTATGGCAAGAAATAGTTTCAGTTTTACTGTTTTCGGTTACGAGCCGAGACCGCAAGGCTCTAAGAAGTATGTAGGTACGCGTAGGACAAAAGCTGGAGCTAACATTCCGTTGATTATTGAAGCTTCTCCTGGCTTACCGGTTTGGCGTAAAGCTGTTTCTGATGCAGTCAAGCAGGCCATGATTGATTCTGGTGATCTAAGTAAGTTTGAAGGCGCAGTAAAAGTTGAAGCGGTGTTTTATCTAACCCGTAAGAAGTCCGTTACTAGGCAATATCCTACTGTTCCCCCCGATTTGGACAAGATTTTGCGCAGCCTTATGGATGGCATCAGCGCTAAAGGTGAAGGGGTTTGGGGGGATGATAGTCAGGTTGTAAGGCTTGAAGTGTCTAAGAAGTATGCGACTGGTGAGCCTGGGGTCGCAGTTACAATTAGCAATTATCCCTAAACTGCTTCTGAATTGTTTACCAAACTGTAATCTAAAAACACTTCCTAAATGCTTTCCTTGAGCAACTATTTGAGCCTATACTTGAGTTATAGGCAGAAAGCCTAAAGGACAAACGAAGGACAAAACAAATGAACAAGCAGGAACAAGCAACAAATGCTCAGGCTAAATTGCTAAGAATCTTTAACATTCGCAAGAATCACCTGATCACACTTGAACAAGAACTAATCAATGACCCATCAAACGCTGAACTGAGTTTGAAAGTAACAAGTTATAGAGCGTTTATTGCTAAAGAAGAAGTAATGATGAACAGAATGGCTGAGAAGTTGGGATGGAACGCATAATGACTAAGCAACAAATCTGGGATTTGCTAGAGATTTATCGTGAAATGCAGATCGCTAACACGATGGAGCAATACAACAACGCGTTTGAACAACTACACGACTTCATTGAAAACAACTGTTTGAAAGCAGGTGCATAATGCGTAGCCCCGAAGAACTATTTTTAGAAGCAATCGAAGCGTATAAAGCGTGGGTTGCCTGCGGTAAAGATTTCCTAAATCACGCACACCTATTTGAAGCGTGGGATGACGCTGTAACCGCATACGGGCAGTCCGTTTTTCTGGAGCGCAATCGTGCAGTGCACCAGGTACTTCAAGGCTTGGATGTAGTCAAATGAAGAGACATATTATGAACTCAATAATTCTGTTCTTTGCTCTCTGGGGTTTCACTCAGTTCATTATCTGGTCGAATACTGTTATCCCTGAGTTGATTAGGCAATAATGGGCAGAAGATCTAAAGGCAGAAACAGTCTGTATCTCAAACTCAAGCTGCAAATCTTAGGTTCATTGTCCTATTGGTTGGCAGGAATGTTGGGGCGAGTTGATCAGGCTTACTCAACAGCGTTTGTTGAACGTCACGGGCATAAGCGCCTGAATGAACTTATGACTGAAGAAGCAGAATACTGGCGGGAGAAGTATCGTGCCGACAAATAGTGCTGAGCATGTACGCGAGTTTTATCGCAGACAAGGCGAAGAGCGAGAGCGCGAACGCATTATCAAATTGCTAGTGGAACTTAAATCTGAAAACTTGCTGCCTGAACAAGCAATTTCTAAAGGCTGGAAGTTTGATGAACCTGCTGGAATATGGTGGTTACCGCAAGATATTCTTATTGACCTTATTGAAGGAGTAAGCAAATGAGCAGATACCAGGATTCAACTGATGATGCTTTTGCTGAGTATTCTCAAGCTCAAAGATTGCGGGCTGAAGGTGCCAAAGAAGAAAGAATCAGGCTAATCGAACTGCTGAAAGAGCAGAATGTTATCCGCAACTGCGCGGCAACCGGCAAGCTTGTTTTCGTGAACTGCAACACTCTTGAAGTTCTTTACTTGAAAGAGATCAGTGATGAATAACAGGATGTTTATGCTGCTTATCGCAATCGCCTTAGTAATGCTGGGTTTGCTTGCTCTCAGGTTTCAGCCTGCCTGCCCTGAGTTGCATACCCTTGATGATTTTGAAAACAATAAAACAACTGTCTGCGAAAGGACAAACAATGAGTAACCCTGAAACAAAAGAGCAATTAGTTAGCAATACTGCCGATGCAATTACATCAGCAATTCAAAGCTCAAGAGATAACGCTGTTTAAGCGGTAATTAGTATCGTTGAGAGCTACAAGAAACTGCAACTCCCTGCCATCCCTAAAGATGCTTATGATCTAGGTGCAAGAGATTCAATTGATACTTTGCTTATTCACCTAAACAAGTTTGCTCAAGGCCTAAAGCAAGGGAGAACTGAATGACCTGCAATAACTGTCAGGATGGCTGTAAGTGTGCCAGGGTGAACTCAGTCAACATCTTTAGCCGAGACT